GCGGCGGAGGCTGCGCGGGCTGCCCAGGCGGCGGAGAATTCCAAGGCAGCGGCCAACAATGCGGCCAACCTCGCCGGAGAGAATGCCACGGCGGCACAGCAGGCAGCGGACACGGCCACAGCTGCCGCCAATGATGCAGGCCGGAGCGCCAGCGACGCAGCGGCAAGCAAGGCAGCTGCTAAGACCGCGGCCAAGGCTGCCCAGGACGCCCAGACTGCTGCTGCGGCGGCCAAAGCGGAGGCCGTAAAGGCGCAGGAAGCGGCGCAAACGGCGGCCAAGAGTGCGCAAGATGCCCAGGCGGCTGCTGAGAAGGCCCGGGACGAGACCAAGGCCGCCCAGAAGGGCGCGGAGGCTGCCCGGGATGCGGCGGCTAAGAGCGCCGAGGCTGCGGCAAAATCCGAGGCAAACGCCAAGCAGAGCGCGGACACGCTGGCCGAGAGCGTGGAGAACGTGGTGGCGAACACGGCGGCGGTGGCCGAGCTGAAAAAGAAGAAAGCCGAAATTGATGATACTGCCGTGGGGGCGAGAGCGTGGAGCAGCAAGCACATCATTGATATGCTCTGCCCGCCTCTGGAAGAAAGCGGCAACCCTGTTGTGTGCTACCCCGTAGCGGGATACCCGCTGGGGGTGAAAGCAAAGTGGGAACCGGTGCAGGAGGGCACGGGAACGCCGTCACCGGAGAACATCCGTCCCATCAAGGGCAGGGACAGCGTGAAGGTGGAGCGGTGCGGGGAGAATCTGCTGAATATAAACTCATTTAATAAACTCACAGTTAACGGAATCACATATGAGTATGTTCCGGATGGTGGTATTCATGTATCCGGCACAGCAACGAGTAATACAAGCAGCAAAACGTTTCCGGTTTGGCATCTGCCGACCGGAAAATACCACGGACTGGATGCAGGTGAAGGAATTCTCTCTTTTCTTGTAGTGCATAGAAATGGGAAAGACTTGTGGCTAACGGCAAAAGGTATTTTTGAGATTTTGGCTGGGGACGTAACCATGTATTGGTACATGGTTACGATTGCCGGCACAACGGTTGACAAGACAGTATATCCGTACATCGTTCCCGGCACCACCGCCCCCACCACCTACAAACCATACATCGGGCAGACCGCCACCCTGACCCTGCCCGAAACCGTGTATGGCGGTGAGGTGGACGCGGTGACGGGAGGGGGACAGGAGACGTGGAAAACGTTGACGCTGGACGGGACAGAAGGTTGGGCAATTAGAGATACATTTATTGGTGTGTACAACTTACTATCGCCGACAGATAACGGGAAAGGAATATGTACACATTTCGACGTTAAAAGGAATTATTCTGGTGATTGCATAATTATCGAAAAAAATGGTACTGTATATTTAGGACGTGCGTTATTTGATAAATATACCATAGATACATGGCGTGCCTACCTTGCCGCCCAGAACGCCGCAGGCACGCCTGTACAAATTACTTACAAGCTGGCAACGCCTGTGCCCTTCACTGCGACAGGCGCACAGCCCATCCCCGCACTTGCAGGAGTGAACACCGTGCTGACCGATGCCGACAGCGCGACTGTGACGGGACGTGCAGACCCTATTAAGAGAATCACCGATTTGGAAGATGCAGTAGCATCTCAAACATGACAAACCTGAAAGGAGTAATAAAATGGCTATCAAGAGTAAAGCACGGCACGATTTGACGCTGCGCAGTATCAAGCGGGAAATCGGCGCGGGGCGGGACGTTGCGTTCTGGCTGGATAAAGCGTATACGCATCTCGACAACGGCCTGCTGACCGAAGATGACATTTCCGAGGTGGAAGCACTGGCGCAGGAATACTACGATGCGCTGGATGCGAGAGAGAGCGCAGACGAGGTTACGGAGACGCCGGATGTGCCGGAGGTTGACGGCGCTGAAAATACCACCGACGAAGAAAACGACACCAACGAAAAGGAGAGTGAAACCAATGAAGGATGAAATGATCCGGTCGCCCGAAATGGACGAGGAGCTGTCGAACGGGAAGGGAGAGGACGAGAATGAGTGATTCTGCACTGGCCGTTTACACGGCCATCAGCTCAAACTGCAACCGGCCCCGGAGCCAGCCCATCAGCAAGATTACCGTTCATCACATGGCTGGCAACATGACGCTTGAATCTTTCGGCGCTCTTGTCAGTAGGCCATCACGCCAGATGAGCGCAAACTACGCCATCGAATCCAGCGGGCGTATCGGTCTGTTCTGCCACGAGGCGGACAGGTCGTGGTGCAGTTCCAGCCCGTGGAACGACCAGCGGGCCATTACTATCGAAGTCGCTAACGACAGCGGCGCACCGGACTGGCACGTCAGCGACAAGGCGTATGCCGCCCTGCTCGACCTTTGCACCGACATTTGCCGCCGCAACGGCATCAAGGAGCTGACCTACACCGGCGACAAGAACGGCTCGCTCACGATGCACTGCTTCTACGCGGCTACCGCCTGCCCCGGCCCCTATCTCAAGAGCAAGTTCCCCGACATTGCGGCACAGGTCACGAAGCGCTTGAAGGGCGACGTGGCCGACGCTGCGCCAGCCAAGACGCAGGAGCAGACGTTCATTGACGTCATGGTCGAGAAGTGCCAGAGCCGCTGCCTGAACGCGCATCTTCTGCCGTCGCTGTGCATTGCGCAGGCTTGCCTTGAGAGCGCCTACGGCACGAGCGAGCTTGCAGTACAGGCAAACAACCTGTTCGGCATCAAGGCGAGCAACTGGAGTGGTCGCGTCTACAACAAGGCCACGAAGGAGTGGGACGGCAGCAAGTACATCACCATCACGGCGGGCTTCCGCGCCTACGATACGATGGCCGCCTGTGTAGAGGACTACATCAAGAAGCTGACGACCATGCCGCGCTATTCCAATCTGGTCGGCTGTACCGACATCAACAAGGCGTGCGAGTACATCCGCGCCGACGGCTGGGCGACCAGCCCGACGTATACCGCAAGTCTGCTGGCCGTCGTGAAGCAGTTCAACCTGACGCGGTATGATGCCGCCATCAAAGAGGACGAGCCCGCCGCGCCGACGCATCAGGAGGTATGGCTGGATCACGTCGTCCTGCCGAACGCCGCCGCTATGGAGTTCTACGCCGTTGCTAAGAAGTACGGGCTGGACAACGACAAGGCGTATCACGCTAAATTTGTGGAGGTGTGATGCCGATGCAGCACGTATTCTCGTTTACGCTTGCGGAGGCCTGGGCGTTTTTAATTTACGCGGCGGGCGCTGCCGCTGGACTGTATGCTGGGGGCGTTGCCATCAGCAAAGTCATCACCGCCGTAAAAAAGCCGAAAGCCGACCAGGACAAACGCATTACCAAGCTTGAAGAGCGGGTGAACGCCATGGAGGGATTTTTGAAAAAAGACAAACTGCGGCTTGACCGCATGGACGAGGGGCAGCGCGTGACCATGCAGGCGCTGCTTGCCCTGCTTGACCACAACCTTGACGGAAACAACATTGACCAGATGCAGAAAGCAAAGAAAGACTTGCAGAAGCATCTGATTGGGTGAGGTGCTGCAAATGAAAGACTTTTTGAAAAACCTTGCCGCGCTTATCAAAGTCAAGACCATTGTGACGCTGGTTGTCGTTGCAGTGTTTGCGGCATTGGCGCTGCGGGAGAAATTACAGCCTGACACGGTCATGACCATTGTGACAATGGTCGTGGCCTTTTATTTTGGCACACAGACCGAAAGCAAGAACAAGAAGGATAAGTAATCATGCCAAAGTTTGATTTTGTCGGCGGTTTGCTGACCGATGAAGAAACGGATGTTTTGCAGCTTCGGCGGCGCGGCTGGCGCAATGCTGATATTGCGGCAGAACTGAATTGCAGCGAGCGCACGGTAAAACGGCGCGTTCGCAGCATTAAAAACAAAATAGGCTAATTTAAAGGGCGCGGCTGCTTTTGTGGCCGCGCCCTTTTTTATTTTGTCCCAAAGACGGCACAATGTTGGCACTTCGGTGGCCCACAGTGTGCCGCTTTTTTGTGTACAATTAAGATAAAAGGAGCGGTTCGGATGGCATACAAGCAAATCAACCTAAACCCGGAAGAAAAGCGCGTCGGCGATTGTACCGTCAGAGCCATTGCAGCCGCAACGCATCAATCGTGGGCGGCTGTATATGCGGCGCTGGTTCTGGCAGGATTTGAACTGCATGATATGCCGTCTGCAAACTATGTCTGGGGCAGTTATCTTCGCCGATGTGGGTGGAAGCGCTACACATTGCCAAACAGCTGCCCGGATTGTTACACAGTGGCGCAGTTTGCAAAAGACCACTTGGACGGCACGTATATTTTGGCAATGGCTACGCATGTTGTGTGCGTGCAAAATGGGGATTGGCTTGATACATGGGACAGCGGCGACGAAACGCCACTGTATTATTGGCAGAAAGGATGATTGACTATGGCGTTTGGCGTACCGTATCAGCCCGGATTCGCACCGGGATATTACCCGATGGGGCAGCAGATGCCGTCGGCCATGCCCGACCAGCTTGCACAGCTTCGACAAGCGGCATATCCGCAGCAGCAACCGGCACAGCAAAGCTCTCCTATTATCTGGGTGCAAGGCGAAGAGGGAGCCAAAGCGTATATGGTGGCGGCAGGGAACAGCGTACTGCTGATGGACAGCGAAAACAGTACATTTTACATTAAGGCCACCGACGCCAGCGGTATGCCTCAGCCATTGCGCGTTTTTGACTACTCGGAACGCACGGCAAGCCAGAAACAGCCAGCACAGACCGCGCAAAAACCGAAAGAGGAATATGTCACACGGCAAGAGTTCAACGCGTTGACAGCCCGCTTTGACGCGCTGGCGGCGGATAAACCTTTGACGCGCAAGAAAAAGGAGGCAGACAATGAGCAACCCTCTGTTTAACGCTCTTGGCGGCGGCAAAATGCCGGGCACAATGGGACAATTTCAGCAGATGATGCAGCAGTTTCAGCAGTTCCGACAGAATTTTCAAGGCGACCCGAAGCAAGAAGTTCAAAAGCTGCTGCAATCTGGAAAAATGAGCCAGCAGCAGCTAAATCAGCTGCAAGCGATGGCGCAGCAGTTTCAGGGATTTTTAAAATAGGTTCAAACCGTGCGCACGGTGAACAATACATTCAACTTTTGAAAGGAGTTAAACATGAGTCTTTCTTCGGACGGCACTGTTATGACAATGCCTGTTCAGCCCGCAAACGCCAATTCTAATGGTGGCGGCTTCGGCTGGGGCGATAACGGCGCTCTGTGGCTGATTGTGCTGTTTCTGTTCATTTTTGCTGGCGGCTGGGGCAATGGTAACGGCTGGGGCAACAATGCTGGCAACGGCGCTGGGGTGGTTGACGGTTACGTTCTTACGTCGGATTTTGCCAACATTGAGCGAAAAATCGACAACGTTAACAACGGCTTGTGCGATGGCTTTTATCAGCAGGCGCAGCTTATCAACGGCGTACAGCAGGGCATGAGCAACGGCTTTATGACGGCCGAAATCAGCCGTGCAAACCAGCAGGCTGCATTTATGCAGCAGCTGAATGCCATGCAGATGCAGCAGGCCAACTGCTGCTGCGAGACCCGCGCAGCAATCCAGGGAGTGAATTACAACCTGGCCACGCAGGCATGTGAGACCCGGCAGAGCATCAACACTGGCACGCGCGACATCATCGACAACCAGAACGCCAATGCGAGAGCGATTTTGGACGCTATGACCGCCCAGCGCATTGAGGCCAAAGATGCCAAGATTGCCGAGCAGAACCAGCAGCTTTTCGCTGCACAGCTTGCCGCAAGTCAGGCCGCGCAGAATGAAACGCTGAAAGCCTATATGAGCGGGCAGCTTGCTTACTACAACCCCCGCCCTGTTCCGGCTTTCCCTGTTCCCGCACCGTATCAGTATGGGAATTGCGGCGCCTGCAACGGCTGCGGATGCTAAAAATGAATACGGCAACTTGTCGGAACATCTGACATGTTCGGCCCCGTGCCGATAGTGCAAAATGTGGCGGGGCAATCGTCCCGCCACTATCTTTTTTTGAAAGGAATGATTTTATGGCTGAATTTACAAACGCAAATACCGTGAGCGTGGCAGCAGGCCAGAACGTGCCTCTGACGGAAACGGCAGTAGCGGGTAAGGGCTGCATTGTGCATCGTGAAGGTGCAGGAATTGTCACCCTGCGAGGGCTTACGAACCAGTGCAAAGCGCGTTTCAAAGTGGGCTTCGGTGCAAACGTTGCTATCCCTACAGGCGGCACAGTGGAAGCCATTACGGCGGCGCTTGCTATCAACGGTGAACCGCTGAACAGTGCGACTGCAACCGTGACACCGGCAGCAGTAGAAAACTTCTTTAATATCTATGTGACGTCTTTTGTTGAAGTTCCGCGCGGCTGCTGCCTGACCGTTGCCGCCGAAAATACAAGCACACAAACCGTTTTGTTTGCGAACGCAAACTTTGTGGTCGAGAGAGTGAGCTGAAAGGAGTAAACCATGAGTAAAAGAGTTTTGTATGACTTGAAAGACATGCTGTGCGCAGAACTGGACGAAATCGGAAAGAAGGGTGAAATGTCTGCCGGTGACTTGGAAACTGTTCACAAGCTGACTGACACTATCAAAAATATCGACAAAATTGTCATGCTGGAAGATGACGGTTACAGCCGCGATGAGGATTACAGCCGCGATGGTGATTGGAGCGCCAATATGCGCGGCAATTATGGACGCGGCAGCAGCTATGCGCGGCGCGGTTCGCATTATGTGCGCGGGCACTACAGCATGGACGATGGGCGCGATTCACTGATTTCCCGCATGGAAGATATTATGCGCGGGGCTGACAGCAAAGACAGGGAAGTCATCCAGCGCTGCATTGACACGATGCGAAACGGTTAAAGTGAGGTGTAAGGGCTATGGTTGACGTGCGAGAGATTGACGGCGCTATAGCCGAAATCGAAAACAGCGAACTCACCATGACCAGAGTTAAAAATTTGGCAGCGCTGTATGTTGTGAAAAATCAGCGTCTTGCAGATGCGTCCCATTCTCCGCAGAAAGCAAAACTGCAAGAGCCTGTGCGCTACTACGAAGCGGCAGAGCCGTCTACAAGGGCTGCTGTTGGCAGCAGTGACTTTTTACGGGCTGTGTCAAACGTAGACATTGCAGCAGCGCTGAACGTGCTGGATGAGCTTATGTCGGCCTTGTATGTAGCAAACCCTAAAGTTTATAATGGCGTAATGCGGAAATTGGAGCGTTTACAGGATGAGTGAATTTTTGGAGATTGTAAAAAAGGCCGATACCGGGCGAGTGTGGCGTGTGCTGGATGAGTTTATGGATGCGCTGAAAGAAGCACGTCCGGATGTGTATAATGATTTGGTACACAGTTTGCAGAGAAAATAGGTAAGTGTGTACTAAAACGTGTACTTGAAAAAGAAAATGCCGTAGATTTAAACGAATCTACGGCGTTTGTTGTGGTCGAGGTGACAGGACTCGAACTATACACAATGCTTTTAGTGATTAAAAATATAGCGGTATATTGCTATATTTTTTGCTTTGTCACATACTTTTTCTATTATTTCATACATTTAAGAAAAAAAGTGTGTACTTTTAGTGTGTACTTTTTAGTCCACCAATCTATCAAAGATTTCTTGTAGGTTTTTGGCTGTCCGTTCGTCATCTCCAGCGATGTAGTGAGAGTATGTGCCGTAGGTGTCCATATCCTCGCTATGCCCGACTAGCTGCTTTAACTCGCCAGTCGGCAACTCCTTTGCAATACTCACAAACGTGTGGCGCAGTTCGTAAAGACTCAGCTCCGGCATGTCATTAGAGCGCTGATAGCGCTGCCAGCGGTGATAGTAGGTGTGCATGGATGCCATGGGGAAGATGTACGTCTGCTTTCCAGTCACGGCTTTCTGAGCTTCCAGCACGTCCACTGCGCGTCTGGATAGCACTACCGTGCGCAATGCGTTTTCGTTTTTTCCCTGCGTGATTTGACCGTGTGCATTGATAGCCTGCTTCAGTCTGCACAAATTCCCGTCAACGTCTTTCCATCGCAGCCCCCGCATTTCACCGGGGCGCATGCCTGTCAGCACCTGAAACCTATAATAATTTATGTATTCATCATGCACAGATTTTCCGCGCATGATGGTCGTATCTACTTTTAACAGCGTGTTCAGCGCTTCAACTGTCAGCACGTTCTTTCCTTTTTTTCTGGATGCTGCCGGAATCTGTAACTCCTCAAGCTCAAGCGTTGTCCATTTTGATTTTCGGCAAAAATTCACAAATTGCTTGCAGTAGCTGGCATAGTTCTGTAACGTCTTTTTGGATAAGGGATCTTTGCTGTTCCCCTGTGGATGGCGAAACGCATAATCTATAATTTTTTGGAAATCCTGTTCCGTAACAGCTTTTACTGACTTGATCCCGATGGCTGGCAGCAAATGGGAGCGACCGAACGATGCCATGTTTTTGTATTCTGCATCAGACACAAGTTTTTTCTGCTGCAGCAACTGTTCCCATGCGTCAGAAACCTTAATGCGTTCCGTCTTTACGCCTATGTCAAGCCAGTCATCTGCTTTTTTGTTGGCTTCCCGCTGGCCTGTGCGCCCCGGCTTGGCGCTGGTAAAGGTTTTGCGCACTCCGTCCTTCTGCACGTTGATTTGCCAACGCCCGGCGCTTTCAATCCATTTCGCCGTGTTTGTTCTTTTCATATTGCGGCTCCTTTTTGTGTGTGTTATAATAATGCCGTCAACTTTTTATGTTGACGGCCCTTTATCCCTTGCTGGTGTGGCACCACCGGCAGGGGATTTTTTATTTTTCCCTTGCGTTATATTCGCCATTGCCTGCCAGAACGGCAGCTTCTCCGGCTTGCAGGCATATTTGCAGGCGGTCAAAGTCCGGCTTGATGCTTTCCGGGCAGGGGTCATCCCCAGTTTCGGTATCTATCCGGTAGTTCTGTATTACGGCCTGGCAGACGCGTACACGGCTTTGCATGGACGTATGCGCGTTAGCACACAGCAAATCTATTTGGCCCGCCCAATCGCTCCCGTGCGCCCCACAAAGGATATACAGCAGGCGGCGCTTGTACACGCTCGGCATCTGGGCGATATAATCAGAAAGTGCCTTGTCTACCTGCTCGTCCGTCCAGTTTGGAGTGTCGATATCGCTGAATGCAGACGGCATCCAGATTCGCTGCAGCCAGCGCCATGGGGATTGTTTGCAGACGGTAAACCACATCAATAGATCATCGCTTCGGATAGGGGAAAGCCCTTCTTCCCAGTTGCGCACCGTGCGGATGTTCACATCCATTTGCCGGGCTACATATTCTTGCGAAAGCCCGGATTCCAACCTGCACTGCGAAAGAATAAGTCCTTCACGTTCTCGGAAATCAGCTCTACTTTCCATTTTATCACCCTCAATTTTTTACATGTTTTGCACTTCAAATGCGGTAAAATTTTTCTACCGTAGAAATCAAGAAAATATAAAGAAATATTTCTTCAAAAAATGTCATGGAAATAAATGGAAGCTATGGTATAAAAAACATGTTAAGATTCTTACTGTAGTCAGAAAACACAGGAGGAATCAACAATGAATAACGTGGAACGTTTAAAGAATTACCAAAACCGTAATGCGGCAACCATTGAAGCCCTGTACCGTGCTGTGCTGCAAGACCGTGCAAGGAGGGAAGAAGACCATGAAGAAACTGCCTGATTTGGATGTTCCAGCAAGACACGGGCGCAGAAGACCGAAAAAGCGGATTATAAAGACTTGACAAATGAGTATTTTTGTGAAGCTGTTGAAATACAACTGCAAGTTGTGTAAAATACACCTAAACAGCCATTTTACTTCCTTTGCTACGGTTGCATTTCCAACAGAGTGTTTGCAAGTTATCCTCTGTAGTCATTCCGCCTTTAGACACCGGGATAATATGGTCGATTTCCAAAAGCAGGTGTGGCTCATTAGAAACAGATGCACCGCAAAAACGGCATGTGTAGTGATCGCGCTGCTTAATGTGATCGCGTAGCTTGCTTGTCATAAGGGCACGTTGCCCTGCGGCGCTTTTGTTAAATTTGATTTTTTCGGAAAGATACACGACGAATCGGTTTAAGTTGTCGATATCCATTACAACGTCGTAGTGCGTCCCTGTATTTCCGCTGGGGCTTGTGTACTGGAAAACGTAGCGGGGGAAATACAGGGTTCCCAAATCCACCTTTTCAAATCCCAAGTTTGCAACAAGTTTTTCCTTGCAATGCTTTTTTATATAATTCGGAATTTCGGAATCAACACTGTCCAAGATTTCTTGCAGCTGCTGCATCAGCATCTTTTTGCCGTCCTCAACGGCAGAAAAGTCATTCAGCATCGTTTCAAACTTTTCCAACGTCTGTTCGTCTGCTTTTATGCCAAAGTATTTACAGATGTACTTAAAAGGCTCTCTGCTGGCGTTGTCGCACACGGCGCGGGAACACTGGTAAACAGTAGGCTTATAGCTTTTTTGCATTCCCGTGCGATTTACTTTCCAACTGCTGTCATCGTAATAATTTGCCTCTCCGTAATCTGTGCGATTTACCACAAGGGCAGAGGATTTTAATTCTTCTATATGCTCGTTAAGTTCGTTACACTCTTTTGCGTGATTTGCCAGCCTTTGCTTTATGGCAAGGAACTTCTCGCTTTTGAAGTACAAATGAGTGTACAATTTTAGAGCCAGCCAAACCAAGAGCAAAATCGGCGAAATGTATAGCAAGACGGGAAAGAACAGTATAATCAGAAAAACAACAATTACATTTAGGCAACCATTTTGTTTTTTCATAGTACAATCACCTTTATATTTTATGGAGGAATCAGAAATGACAGACACAGAAAAACTTATAAAAATTATTTCAGAATTTACGCCTGACCAGATGAACGATTTTGTAACTGCTGCGCAAGATTTAATAAAGCGCTTGCAAGCTGAGGGCTCTCTTGGCAAAGAAAAATGAGCTTTTGTACATCTTGCGGCAAATCAGATATTAGCCCATCGCCTTGTGCGGTGGGCTTTTTTGTAGATAGATTGTCGAGGTATGTCAACATTTTAGCAGTATCAACCTCCCCGCCAGTATATACGCTGTCGGGGTTTTCTTTTTCCCCGGTCAGGTCGGCAACGGTGACTCCTAACTCGTTAGCTATTGCGACCAGTTTGTCATAAGGTGGGGAACTTGGCCTCTTTGCCATTTTGCCGATATACCCATTTGAAAAACCGAGCTTTTCCTCTAGCCTAGTCAAGCTAGTCTTTTTCTTTTTGCACAGGGCACGAATGGTTTCTACAGTTTTAACATTATCCACAAAAATCACCTAGACTATTTGTGCATATTTTTAGGCGATAGTCTATTGACTACTAGGCGATAAGCTAGTATAATAGACAGCATAGAGGGCAACAAAGAACCAAGCCCCCTAAAATCCAGCGGACTAGCTAAAAATATGCTGTTATAAATCTCGCAAGTTCATAGTAGCACATTTTCTAGCAATAGTCAACTAGAAAGGAGCTTTTGCTAGGTGAATATTTCGAAAATTGATGCACTGTGCCGAAAAAACAATATTTCTCGCACAATCCTTGAGGAACGCGCCGGAATCTCAAATGGCGCACTTGGCAAGTGGGAGAAATCGCCCTACGGCCCCAGCATCACGACGCTAAAGAAAGTGGCTGACTATTTCGGCGTGCCGATTGATTACTTGCTAGCCGATAACTAGAAAGAAAGGAATAACCGATGCTTATTTACATTTTTCTTTACATGATTGGTCAGCAGCTCAATATGGGTACTACCTACTGGGTTCTGTTCTGGGCCTGCCTGACCGCCCGCATTGTCATTGCTTTTGCAAAGTACATGATGAACCGCGGAGTAAACAAGTTGGCTGATGAAATCATCGATTCTTGGAAGCGGTGAGAATATGGCTGGATGGACAATTACCCACAACAGCGATATTTACGCCATCCGATGCAAGGAAAACGGAAAGGTTTACATCGGGCGCACGTATAGGCTGGATGTGAGAATCCGGGAACACTTTCTTGCCTTGCGCAAGGGCAAGACTGACAAATTGAACACGACCTACAAAAAATCCGGGTTTCAGGCGGATTACAACAAGTACGGTGAAGATGCGTTTGAGGTCTACATCATCGAACAGGATGTGCCGCCAGAGAGATGCCAGGAGCGCGAAAACTACTGGATTACACATTACGATTCCACGAACCCGAAACGCGGTTACAACTACCGTGATGAACATCTGAAAAAACCGTTTCCGGTAGCTAAGGTCGGCAGACCTCCTGAAAACTAAAAAATATCTGTTTGATTCTGAACAGCAAGCGCAAACCGCCTGACATTCAGAAGAAGATGGAAGCGGCTGTAAGTGAACTGATTGCAAAACGAAAGGAGTAACCACCATGACAAACCTTGCTTTTACGGCTCTTATCAAAAGCAAGGGCTACAACAAACAACGCCTTGCAGATGTTTGCGGCTTGTCCAAAACGCAGATGTCAAACCGCATTAACGGCGCCAATGATTGGCGCTGGCCGGAGGTTGGCACCGTCTGCCAGATGCTTGACATCTCGCTGGACGAGTTCGCAACATACTACCCCTCCGGGCGCGTCAAGCCCGGCAAACCGCACGCGCTCACCCGCGAGGAGCGCATCGACAGCGTTCTTGCCGAGTTGCGAGAAATCCTTATGTAGCAGCGGCATTGCGACGCTTAGCCATGCACAGCAATGGCATGGAGGTGCATCGCGTGGCAACGGAACTGCTTCGTTAGATAAGCAAAGGCTAAGCCGTGTATGGAGCTGCAAAGGCAAGGCTTGGTATTGAACTGAATTGCAACGGAAAAGAAATGTCTTGCAGAGCTAAGGCATAGCTCAGTCAGCTTAGAAATGGCATTGCGCGGCATAGCAGAGCAACGGCATTGCTTAGTTCAGCAATGGGATAGCGCGGCCTTGCTAAGGCACCGAAAAGCAACCGATTTTATTTAAAAAGGAGACAACCACCATGAAAGTAAAAATCACCCTTTTGGAAGAAGTTCTCGGTTCTTCCCCCAGCAATGAGGAACTGCTGGCAACCTATATTTCCAGCAAGGCCCCGACCGATGACCTGACCGCTGAAGAAATTGCCAACATCAAGTCACAGAACGCAGAGGACAGAATCACCGTTTTCCCCAAGACCGCTGATGGTAAGCCGTTCCTGTACGACTATCAGGTCAAGGGATTTTTCAAAGATTCCTGCAAGATGCTTGCTAAGGCGGGCAAGTCGGGCTATCCGGGCGGCAAGGCCTGTGCCGCAATCAAGGCTTACAAACAGGCGATTGACGGCCAGATTTTCGTTTTCCCGCGTGAAATTCCCTACGACCTTCACGGAATGAAGCTGGATTTCTGTGAACGTCCTCTGCGTGCGCAGACCCCGATGGGCGAGCGCGTGAGCATCGCCAAGAGCGAGAGCGTCCCGGCAGGGTCAACGGCAGAATTTGAAATTCAGTGCCTTGACCCGAAGCTGGAAGATATGGTGCGCGAATGCCTTGATTATGGCGTCCTGCGCGGGCTGGGGCAGTGGAGAAACAGCGGCAAAGGCCGCTTTGAATGGGAGGAAGTCAAATGATTATGACAAAAAAATACCGCGCCGGTGCAGCAACACCGAACGCGGCAGGAAACAAGTGCATGGAAAAACACTTTAACTGTATTGTACCGCTTACCCGCCAGCTTGTCAAGCTGGCCATCACCGCCGACCTTGTTTTTGGCCTTGCCGCTCTCGGCAGCCTGAACATTCCCGGCACGATTACCGCCCTATTGGCGTTGAATCTGCTGTGCGGATTGTATTTTAAGGAGGCATCCAGCCATGAAGAAATTTGAACTGACCGCCGAATTTGTAATGAACGTTTTCGGGAAGAAGCTGTTCCGTATTAAGGCTCTCGTCGCTTTTGGCGACGTTGAGAAGGGAGAGCTCGGCGGATTTATTGAGAAGGAAGATAACCTCTCCCACTCCGGCAATGCGTGGGTCTCCGGCAATGCGTGGGTCTCCGGCGATGCGTGGGTCTCCGGCAATGCGCGGGTATCCGGCAATGCGTGGGTCTCCGGCGATGCGCGGGTCTCCGGCGATGCGAAGGTCTCCGGCGATGCGAAGGTCTCCGGCAATGCGTGGGTCTACGGCAATGCGTTGGTCTACGGCAATGCGTGGGTCTACGGCGATGCGAAGGTCTCCGGCAATGCGTGGGTCTCCGGCGATGCGAAGGTCTCCGGCAATGCGTGGGTCTACGGCAATGCGCGGGTCTACGGCAATGCGCGGGTCTACAGCGATGCGCAGGTCTCCGGCAATGCGTTGGTCTCCGGCGATGCGTTGGTCTACGGCAATGCGTGGGTCTACGGCGATGCGAAGGTCTCCGGCGATGCGTGGGTCTCCGGCGATGCGAAGGTCTCCGGCGATGCGGACTACGCCGTCGTTGGAGGCTTTGGCCGATATTTCCGCGCGACCACATTTTTTCGCTGCAAAGATAAAATTCTCCGCGTACAGTGCGGCTGCTTCTATGACGATCTGACGCAGTTTCGCAAGATCGTCAAAAAGACACACGGCAACAGCAAATACGCCAAAGAGTACCTCGCAATCGCTGACTTGATGGAACTGCATTTTTCTGATGAGGAAGAAAGACAGGAGGCCACAGAATGACAACCTACGGTCATCAAGATAATCCATTCCCGCCGGACGAACCCGATTGCCCCATCTGCCCGGTATGCGGCGATGAATGCGAAACCTACTATCGGCAAGGCAATGAGATTCTTGGTTGTGAAAACTGCATCGTAGAGGTCAACTCCTATGAATGGCAGAAAGAGCAGGAGGAACAATAATGAAATTTTCTGATGTCTGCAAGATGATGAACGCTTGCATTTTGCTGAAAGAAACTCCGTGCTGGTTTGGTTATGTCAACGAGAACGGCGTTTTTTTCAGTAGTAAGCGCGGTTTTAACGAAGCTGTAAAGCTGCTGAAGGAGAAATCCTACATCTTCATCCAGCGCGGCAAGCTGACACGGTACGCGGTCAATGGCGACCTTCGGATTGAAATTTCTGTGGACGGTATCCCGATGGTGTCTTATCTGCCGACGCGGCACTATTCTGACGCCCCAGCCCCCGCAGAGTGCTACCGCATCCACCTCACCACCCCCGACCCGGAAGGAGAAGCAATCTAATGGATAAAGAAATTAAGCGTCCACGCGCTCTTACGGCGTCCGATGTAGAGTGTCGCGTTGCCACCTGTAAAGCCAGTGGCGTGTCTCTTCTGCTCTATAAAACCGCCCGCTGCGATATGCAAATTCTGGATGAAACATACGGCCCTATGAACTGGCAGCGCCGCCATTCCCGCGACAATGCAAACTGCACCATTGCTGTCTGGGACGATGACAAAAAGCAGTGGGTAGAAAAAGAGGACACTGGCACCGAATCTAACACAGAAGCCGAAAAGGGCCTTGCGTCTGACAGCTTCAAGCGTGCCGGGTTTAACTGGGGAATCGGGCGAGAACTGTATACAGCCCCCTTTATCTGGATTTCTGCCGCCAACGCCGATGTGGCCGATTCTGGCCGTAAAGATAAATGGGGCAAACCGATTTATCAATGCAACACCCATTTTTCCGTCACAGCTATGGATGTTAAGGGTGGCCGCATTACGGCGCTTACCATCGCCGCAAACGGAAAGACCGTATACAAAATGGGTAACGCCGAGCCCCAGTGCGACACCAACGCAGCCGCCGCCCGGCTCGCCGCCCGCGCCGAGTGCCAGCGTGCTGTCAAAGCCTACTGCCAGAAGAACAACGCCGATGAAGCCGACGCGTGGAAGCTCATTGCAGAAACCATCGGCAAGCCCTCTAAGGACTTTACAGCAGAGGACTGGAAGCAGGGCCAGCAGATTGCAGAGGCGTGGAAATGAAGCAGCAAATCGCCATCAAGGCAGCCGTTGTTATCGGCAACACAATTACGCTGGAATGTTCCCCGGCTGACTGCGATAAAGCCCGCGCCGTCATTGACGAGGGCAAGCCCCTTGCTGCCGTCATCGGCACGGCCTCACAAAAGCGCAGCCTCTCGGCCAACGCTTACGCATGGGCGCTCATGAACAAGCTTGCCGCCAAAATCAACCGCCCTGTGCTGGACATCTACCGCGATTTGATACGCGACATTGGCGGCAGTTCCGCCCTTGTCACCCTCCGCGCCGATGCTGCAAGGGCATTCAAAAACGGTTGGGAGAGCAAGGGCGAGGGCTGGCAGGTCCATAAGCTCGATGAAATGACCACCCCGCAGGGGACCTTCTACAACCTGCAATGCTGGTACGGCTCTTCCCAGTTCGACAGTGCCCAGATGCACCGCCTCATTGAACTGGTCGTGCAGGAATGCCAGCAGCAGGGCATCCCAACCATGACCCCCGAGGAAATCTCCAAGTTGAAAGGACTGACAGACGATGCAGACCCGCAATGAATTCGGCGTGAAGCTTGACAAGAACGGCTACGCGCCGTCGCTGTTCGTACATGAATCGTTCCGTTGTTATCACTGCTACCGCTTTGGAGACACCGCCCGGCATGAAATCTACGGCGGAAGCCGCCGCAAGGCCAGCAAGGCGCTGGGCCTCTGGATTAACGTCTGCCCCGCCTGCCACGCCGCCATTCATTCAAGCGGCGACCTGCAAGACCACTACCACAAACAAGGCCAACTGCTTGCAGAAGCCTACTACCATTGGGATCACGAAGGCTTTCGCCGCCGCTTCTATATTAACTACTTGGAGGACTAACCTATGTTGAATGTTGTTGCCATCATCGGCCGCATAGTCAAAGACCCAGAACTCAAAACCACGAACAGCGGCAAGTCCGTCTGCTCTTTTCGCATCGCCAACGATTCCGGCTATAAGGATGCCAGCGGCCAGAGCCAAACGAACTGGCTCGATGTCACCGCCTGGGGCAAGACTGCCGAATTTGTCTGCAAATACTTTCCCAAAGGCTCCCTCATTGCCATTGATGGGCGCTTGCAGACCCGGCAGTATCAGGACAAGAATGGCCAGAACCGCACAGCCGTTGAAATCGTGGCCCAAAACGTGAGTTTCTGCGGCAGTAAGGAAAGTACCAACCCCGCCCCGCAGAACGCCGTACAGCGTCCCGCAGCCCCCTCACAGCGCACGCAGGGCGAACCCGATGCAGACTACGCCCTTATTGAGGATGACGGTGATTTGCTGTTCTGAGGTGTTGCCATGAATGACGAGAAAGAAAAGAAAGAACGCATCCCCTCACAGATAGACCAGGTTTTAGCCGTTCTGGAATCCGGCGGCACACTTACCGCCCTGGACGCTCTGGAAGATTTCGGGTGCAGCCGCCTTGCCTCCCGCATAACCGACCTCAAACGGAGAGGCTACCCGGTAGCCTCCCGCATGGTCACCCGCCGCAACCGCTATGGTCGGCTTTGCCGTGTCGCGGAGTATTACATGGAGTGTTGAAAAATGGCAAACGAGGGCTTCATCAAGCTGTACAGAAAAATGCTCGAATGGGGCTGGTATGATGACGGCCCCACAAAGGACGTGTTTATTCACCTGCTGCTGATTGCCAGCTATGAAGACAAGTTCTATCGCGGAATCCCTTTGGAACGTGGTCAAGTTGTTACCACTGTAAAGGAAATGGAAGTCAAGCTTGGGCTTACAACACGTCAAATCCGCACAGCATTAAGTAAGCTAATTTCGACAAACGAAGTGACAAAGAAATCAACGTCAAAATTTACCATCTACACGATAAATAATTACGCCGATTATCAGGCTTGCGACAAACAAAGCGACAAACGAGCGACAAACGAGCGACAAACGAGCGACAAACCCTCTAATACTAAGAAGGTAAGAAGTAAAGAATATATAGCTACTACTGCTGCCAGCGACGCCGGGTGTGACTTGTATAACCAGGATTTATCCGACTGCATTCAGTGCTATGAACAGAACTGTGGTTCCATCCCCCGCGCTGTATCCGATGAAATCAAAGCGGCCCTACAAAAATTTCCAGCCGCCATCATCTGTCGTGCAATCGAAGAAGCCGCCGTTCATAACTCCCGGCGTTGGAGCTACATATCCCAAATCCTGGCACGCTGTGAGCAGGAAGGAATCTACACTGTGGAAGCTTTCAAGGCAAAGCGCGATAGTGCTAAAGCGGCACGCACCGCGCCACGCCAGAACGACGCCACAGCCGCGATGGAGCGATTAAAGCAGCTTGCAAAAGGAGTGACCGCCGATGACTGAACCAGAAACCGCCGTTTTTCTTCTGTCCTGTACCAACTACTGGGCAAATCTCATGCGCGGCAAAGACCCTGACGAAATGACAAAAGCATGGGCCGTTGCGCTGAAAGACATACCCTTGCAGGCAGCCAGAAGCGGTGCGGCCAGCCTTGCCGCCACGCTGAAATTCCCGCCTACCGTTGCCGAACTGCGCACGGCGGCAGAGGAATTTCTCCCGCACAAAATCGAATCCTTTGACGTTTTGTTTGCCCGCACCTGCCATGCGTGCCTTCACTTTGACACACCGCTCTATCAAAAAATCCAGCGCGACGAGGTAAATACGCAGGAGGCGCTGACGCTGAATGTCAAAGTATGAAATCATCACCTATTCCCGCTCTACCGGCGACATCACCCACTCCAAGCGCCTGTATTCCACACGTTGGAATGCCGAAGCCGCCCTGCGTACAGCAGGTTACACGCAAAACCCCAGCCTGCCGGACATCTGGTACAGCGAGAAGTACTACGCGAAAGTAAAGGAGATTGTACCGTGAGCAAAGAAGATTGGGGCCTTGTGACCCTGCCGACAAGCGGAGACCCGGAGAAGATTGCCATCGGGCGGTTGAAAGCGGCAAGCGACATGGCACTGAAGTATTACGGCACGCCGCTGGTGGTAACGACCAGCGGCGGCAAGGACAGCAGCGTATGCGTAGAGCTTGCACTTAGGGGTGGCATCCCGTTTGAAGTGCAGCACAACCACACAACTGCGGATGCGCCGGAGACAGTGCGGTTTGTACGGCAGGAGTTTGCCAGACTTGAAAATCTGGGCGTGAAATGCACCATCAACTACCCCGTTTATAAGGGAAAGCGCACAAGCATGTGGGGCCTAATCCCTCAAAAGCTGATTCCGCCGACACGAATCGTGCGGTACTGCTGCGCCGTGCTTAAAGAACAGGGCGGAAACGGGCGGTTCATCACGACTGGCGTTCGGTGGGCGGAAAGCAGCAGAAGAAAGCGTGACAGAGGCGTTTTTGAAGCGTTCACCCGGAACAAAGAGAACAAAATCGTTTTGAAAGACGAAGAACAGGAGCTGAGCGAAATCTTTGAAGGGTGCAAGGTGGCCGCAAAGCGCGTAGTAAACCCCATTGTGGACTGGACGGATAATCAGGTATGGAGCTTTTTGCAGGATGCAAAGGTGCCTGTCAACCCGTTGTATGAATGTGGGTTCAGCCGCGTTGGCTGTATCGGCTGCCCGATGGCGAGCAAGAAACGGTATGCGGAGTTCCGACGCTGGCCTGCTTACGAGAAGCTCTACATACAAGCCTTTGACAGGATGCTGGATGAGCGCAGAGCGCGCGGGAAGCTGGACGGAAGCTGGATGATGGGCGGTACAGGGCAAGATGTGTTCCGTTGGTGGATGGAAGAAGATGTACTGCCCGGGCAGATGAGCATGGAGGATTTTACATGATTCAAAAATACATTATCTGCCTGCCCCCTATCACCAAGAAGAACTCCCAGCAGATACTTACAAACCACCGTACAGGCAAGCCGTTCATCGCCCCCAGCAAGCAATACAAGAAGTACGAACAGGCCGCTATGTGGTATCTCACCCCAAAGCCGAAAGCCCCGCTGTCGGGCCGCTACCGCGTCGCCACGGTATTCTATATGCCGACACGCCGCAAAGTAGACCTAACGAACTTGATGGAGGCTGCCCATGACACCCTTGTCGCCGCCAAAATCCTTGCAGACGACAACAACGCCATCATTGCCAGCGTGGACGGCTCCTGCGTGATGTATGACAAATCCAACCCCCGCACCGAAATTTTCATTGAAGAAATGGAGGATGAAGCAGATGCCAATCTGCGAACTTTACCATGATAATTTTCAAAACTACAAGTGCTATGGCATTCCGCACGCCCAGCTTGTAATCGCTGATATTCCCTACAACATCGGAGAAAACGCCTACGCCAGCAACCCAGTCTGGTACAACGGCGGCGATAACAAAAACGGAGAGAGCAAGCTCGCCAAAAAGAACTTTTTCAACACCGATGGCCGTTTCAAGATCGCCGAATATATGCACTTTTGTTCAAAACTGCTTATTAAAGAGCCGAAGGGGCGCGGCAAGGCTCCGGCCATGATTGTGTTCTGCGCATTTGAACAGATGCAGGAAATCGCTAAATGGGGGAAACAGTACGGATTTAAGAAATCCTATCCGCTGTTTTTCGTCAAAAACTACTCGGCTCAGGTGCTCAAAGCCAATATGCGCATCGTCGGCGCGACTGAGTTCGCCGTCGTGCTCTACCGCGACAAGCTTCCCAAATTCAACGGCGGCGGCCACATGGTTTATAACTGGTTCGAGTGGCGGCGCGATTCCGGCAAGGAATACCCCAAAATTCATCCCACCCAAAAGCCGGTAAACCTGCTGAAACGCCTGATCGAAATTTTCACAGACTCCGGCGATGTTGTGATTGACCCCTGCGCCGGTTCCGGATCTACGCTCCGCGCCGCCTATGAATGCGGGCGCGACAGCTACGGTTTTGAGGTTGACAGAAAGTTTTATTTTCTTGCAAAAGAAAAAATGCTCGACTTTTCGCAGGAGCAAATCACATTGGAGGAAATCGCAACATGAACAGCCCGAGTAAAGACTGCCAAGACCGCCATGCGCACTGCCACAGCGCTTGTAATCGCTACGGCGAGTATACAGCCATGCTTGAAAAAAATCCGCGCACAGCGGCTTGCAGATGCCGCAGCGGACGCGGCAGATGTAGAGCGCGGAATTAAAATCCGCCGCGATGTTAGAAAATACGGATTGTACAAAACAGGAAAGAGTTGAGAGACATGAAAGCCAGACTTCATCCCACTCCGGCAATGCAAAAAGCCATAGACGCCTATGCAGAAGCTAAAATTCAGGGCATCCAGTGTCGTGCGCAGGAGGCTGTAATGAAGGAGCGCAACGACATTGCTACCCGCGCCACCTATCTATGCCTGCTGGCGTGCTATCAGGTCGGTCTTTCTCCCCGCACGCTGAAACGGATTCAGGATGCAATGACAGGCCCCGTTGCTGATAAATACAATGAGTACCGCAACGACCAGCTTGCAGACCTTTGGGCACAGGTAACACTACAGGGCATTGGCATTGATGCCAAAAAGACGGAGGAGCCGCTATGACAGTATCCAAATTCTGCGAGAAATGCGGCAAGATGATGTGGGACGTGCAGCCCTGCAAGCGGTTTTGAGATACTTGCATAAAAGAAAAAGCAAGGCAAAAGGCAAAGCTGAACTACGAAAAAAAGAAAGCGTAGCAGCAAGGCGTTATTTCCGCCATGCAGGCAAAGAAGCCGGATAAAAAGGCAGCACTGAAACCCCGTATCAAGTCCATTGAACAATGCGTAAGAGAAGCCGCCGCGCTGGACATCTCCTACGGCCAGTATGTGCAGCGCGGGTATGACAAAATCACTTGGGATGAAATTTTGAGATTGGAGGTATTGTAATGGAAGCAGTTGAATTTATCAAGACGGTAAAAAGGTTATGTAAAAATCGAAGTTGCAATGTATGCCCTGTTACGAAAGAAGGGCGTTGCATGGCTGGGTTCGATGATAAGTCAGTCGAAAGTATTGAAGAAACGATTTCAAAAGTCGAGCAATGGGCAAAAGACCACCCAGTCAAAACCCGCCAGAGCGAGTTCTTGAAAAAGTTTCCAAAAGCAATCGTTAGTGATGGCGCGATTGCTTTGTGTCCCCAATTTTACTGTGTAACTCTTCTATGGCGAACAGTGTTTTCGATAAAGAAAGTCTGCTGTCACATACCGTTGACCTTGTTGCCGACAACGGCGACAGAGCTTATGGCACTGTTCATGACAATGTTTTCATTCTATCTTGTGATGAGTACCGAAAGTACCGTAACTACATACCGCACTACGACAGTTATGTGTGGACTACCACACCTTGGTGTTGCGGTGACAAGGATTCCGACGCGGGCAACGCTAACAACGTTCGCGTCGTGTACACTACGGGGCAGTTGAACAACTTCTGTGCGGACTACGGTAATTCCGTCGTCCCGGCTTGTATTCTCAATCCAAAATCGCTCAATTTGCGCCAGAGTATGGTGTACGTGGAGGAGAAAGAAAATGTGGCTGATTGATGCAGATGAATTAAAGAAACGTGCCGTGAAGGTGCGTTTCCCTGATATCCCAGATTGCGGTGAGTTTGACGCGGTCGGAGTTTCCGACATTGACATAATGCCAACCATCGACCCTGAATCTTTGCGGCCTACAGCACACTGGATAAAACGAGGACATGTTTGCGGAGAAAACGAATACGAGTGTTCCGCTTGCCACCAAACAGAGTGGAGAACAAGCGCAAGCCGTATGAAGTATTGTATGTTCTGCGGTGCACGAATGGAGGGACGCCTGGATGAATGACACCGAATTTGAAAATACGCTAAAAAATGTCGTGCGAGTCTGCTACGGCGACGACAACGATTTGATTCGGCGCGGTGATGCTTTGAACGCGATTCGGGAAGTGTGTCGCATCGGATGCTTGCCTTCTTCGGCACTTACACGGAAAGAACAAAGGGAAATTGTTCTGCTTGACGCGTTGCAAGCTGTGCGCACTGTCAAAAAGGCAGCCGTTCCAACTGTTGACCCGGAATCACTGCGGCCTACGGCAAAATGGGAAAACGAGGACGATTACTACGGCGATTCTATTATCTGGTTCTGTTCTGCTTGCAAGGATAGATTTATTCTAAATGATGGTACGCCGGAAGAAAATAATTACAAGTATTGCCCATGCTGCGGCGCAAGGATGGTGAACGCAGATGAGTGAATGGATAAGCGTTAAAGACAGACTGCCAAAGGAGACACACAATGAATAACGAAGCCTACGAACGAGCCTTTAACATCGCCATAAAATACGGTTTTTGCTGTGATTGCGCGTGGGACCTCGACAAGGGTTGCTGCCACGAATGCGATTGCTACCAGAGCGCCGTAAAGGTGATCCGCGATGCGTTAGAAAAGCTGGATGCTATTGAAGCGTCTAAAGCGACCGTTTGGCACGATGCACAGAATGACCCGCCCAAAGAAAACGGAGAATACCTGTGTTACTACGAATACTTCCGTTATGGCAACTACAACTGCATGTACCGTACAATTGATTGTGGACATTTTTTCAATGGTCAATGGGGCGGTGAGCCTACGCGTGGAACTAGAACAAAAGTCCTCGCATGGGCAGAACTGCCGCTCCCCGAACCGCCGGAGGTGACCCCATGACAAAACAGCAACTAGTTGATGAATACGCCCGAGAACATCTTTGCGCGACATGCGAGTGGAAGAATGGCAATATTTGCACGCTGCCGCGCTGCATGAAACTGAAAGAAAGGAGAAACAATGACTCGAGAAGAATTCAACCAAAAGAAAACGTGGCTATGGAGATACCAACGCAGCAGAAATCATGAACGACAGCTGCGCCAGCAGATACAGAGCGAACGTGAACGGGCAACAGCTACCACGAAAGCTCTATCCCCGGTTGTGGTATCTGCTGGCGGTAAAAATAAAATCGAGGATGCCGTTTGCAGAATCATGGAGCGCCAAGAAGCTCTATACAAGCAGATTATTGACACCGAGATGCAAAGGGAAGAAATTGAAACCGCAATAAACTCTGTTCAAGACCAAATGCAGCGGGACGTTTTGCGGGAACGATATATTGTCGGCACACCGTATTGGTGGAAAATTGCTATAAATCTAAATATTTCCGAGAGATGGGCAAAAAAATTACACCGCGCTGCAATTGAAAATCTGTGCACTCCAGTTCACTTTTAACCTGTTATTATAGATATGCTGGATGATGTAAGAACGATACAGCCTACGGCATAGCTAAAACCTCTTTTCTTTACCATTTCAATTCTCCTGTTTTCATAGCTGGCAGCCGGGAAAGGCCGGCATTTTATATGCTGCATAGCCAGCCGCAAACTGGGACTGACCAGTAAATACGGTAAGGGCGCTGCGTTCCGCAAGCTACGGCGTGGCAAAGGTGCAAGACCTATGTGCAGTACCAACGCCGATGACTCTGGCTATATACCCGGCAGGTACGCTTGACCGGGGTTACCCGTCAGGTACGCTTGCCGGGGTAGCCAGATAGGCACCCCCCCGCACGCCTACTAACAGTGCGCAACCTGCGGGGGCTTATGCGGGTGTAGTTCAATGCAGAACTGCGGTCTCCAAAACCGCAAGATGAGGGGTCAAAACCTTCCACCCGTGCCAAATGCTGGGTTGCTCCCACCGGTGAAAACCCGGCGCAGGAAACGCGATAGCTAACCTGAACGCTGTAAGCAAAGCGGCGAGCCGATCAGGATTTATTATGACGGCATCGAGGACGGCGTGGAAATCGGGCTTTGCGTCGGCAGCGAGACCGGCATAAGTGAGGATGACGCGCTTGCAAAGTTTCGCAATGATTTTGCAGGCTACTATAGCAAAATCAATCGCGTCGAGATTTATAAATAAGCCGAAACGCCCCGGCGGGGCGTCAGCCGGGAATGGCCGCCCGGCTCTGATGATGGCAGGCCGCGAAAGGAGAGAGCAAAATGGCAAAACGCAAGAGCAAACCGAACCCGGCCATGTATGGGGTAGACCAGCAGGACGCCGAACGCGCCGAGCGCATTATTGAAATGTGCCGCGGCATGGACGAAAAAGACCTTGCCAAGATGGCAAACGCTGCGACCGCAATCAAGCTCGTTCGCGGCCTGACCGACAGCTTGACCGCATAAAGAGGGCTTGAAAATGAAGCGTAAAACCGCAATCAAGTTTATGATGAGCGCTTGCTGTAAAAAAATGGATCGGAACACGGTCACGCGGCTTTTTGACAAAGGCCGAAAAATTGTTTCTAATTATAGCAACGATCAGATTCTGTACACATTGCTGCGCACATACGAAATATGGGCGAGGCTGGATGGCCAGCCTGAGCAACAGGCCCGCGCGGCCACTAAACTTTGGGAATTTCTTGCCCGCCAAACAAAACGAGGGAGGGGTACAGATGGACAACACCACAGCGCGGCGCGATGGCAAGACGCAACGGGACTGTGAGAGCCTGAAAACTTTTGCCCGCACAGTGAAGTGCGAAACCAAAATTCAACCGCGAATCGGTGCGCTGGTATAAATGCTGCCGGATGCCGCAAGCCCGGGCGGGGTACAAATGCAGGAAATCAAAAAGCGTGTGGACAGCAGGCACGTTAAATTCTGACTGTACAAAAGCGTTGCGGATTTGCTACTTACAACGGGTGAGACCGGCACAGCATATACCGGTAGGGCGGGAACGCGCTTTCCTCCGGCGCAAAGGGGTTTTGGGGGATATAAGCCTACACAAATCGTGTGGGCTTTTTGTGTTTTGAAATGGCTTGCAAATGGACGCGTAAAGCGAGGTGATAAAGTGGCATCAAGAAAAAATCCTGTGGGCGCACCGCCAAGGTATAAGACAGTAGAAGAAATGCAAAAAAAAATTGACGATTACTTTATCCATTGCAAAGGTGTTCCGGCAATTGACCATGAGGGAAATCCGTTAAGGGATAATCAAAACCGTGTGATTTGTGATGATGCCCGCCCTCCTACGGTTACGGGATTAGCGCTTTGGCTCGGTTTTACGTCAAGGCAGGCGCTTCTAAATTATCAGAACAAACCAGCATTTGTTGACACGATTACGCGCGCAAAGGCAAAATGCGAGCAGTACGCAGAAGAAAGATTGTATTACAAGGAGAGTTTTAACGGTGCGCAGTTCAGTTTGCGGGCAAATTTTGGATGGAAGGATAAGCCGGAACAAAAGCAGGATAGCGAGGTGCAAATCATAGATGACTTGTAAGCTATCCGGGATTGTTTCCCCTTGTTTTGCCGAAGTTCACCGCGAAATCAAGGCGGGCAACGTGAAAGAGCTTGTCGCAAAGGGTGGGCGCGGCAGTACAAAATCCAGCTATATAAGCATAGAGCTTATTTTGCAGCTTATCAAGCATCCGCAATGCCACGCGGCAGTTTTCCGCAAAGTCGGAAACACACTGCGCACAAGCGTTTATGCACAAATCGCCTGGGCAATCAATGAGCTTGGCTTGCACGACCATTTTCGCTGCACCGTCAGCCCTATGGAATGCACCTATTTGCCAACTGGACAAAAGGTGCTTTTTTTCGGCGTTGATGACCCCGGCAAGGTAAAGTCAATCAAAGTGCCGTTTGGTTATATCGGCATCTGCTGGTTTGAAGAACTTGACCAGTTTGACGGGGAAGAGCAAATCCGAAACGTGGAGCAGTCATGCCTGCGCGGCGGCGACTGGTTCATCACGTTCAAGAGCTTCAACCCGCCAGCAATGGCGCGGAACTGGGCAAACGGGTACGCTCTGAAAGCTCGCAATGGGAAGCTAGTACATCATTCCACCTACAAAACAACGCCCGCAGAATGGCTCGGCGAGCGGTTTCTGGCCGATGCTGAATACTTGGAGCGCACAAACGAAACAGCATACCGGCATGAGTATCTGGGCGAGGTTGTTGGAAGCGGCACAGCGGTATTCGAAAACCTGAAAATTCAACCAATCACAGACGAGCAGTTGAAAACATTCGACAGAATCAAGCGCGGCGTTGACTGGGGCTGGTATCCAGATCCGTGGGCATACAATGCGATGCACTATGATGCATCGCGGCGCACGCTATACATCTTTGACGAGCTAACGCGGCGTAGAACCAGCAACAGAGACACGGCGCAACTGCTCTTGGATAAAGGGCTGACACGTGAGGATAAAGTCTGCGCGGATAGTGCCGAGCCAAAATCCATTGCGGACTATAACAAGTACGGCGTGAAAACATTCCCTGCCCGAAAAGGACCGAAATCGGTTCGCTATGGAACAAAGTGGCTGCAAATGCTGGAAGCGATTGTCATTGATCCAGAACGATGCCCGGACACAGCAAAGGAATTCAGCGAGTACGAGTATGAGCGGGACGGCAAGACGGGAGAAGTTCTGGAAGGCTACCCGGATTTGAACAACCATCACATTGATGCAGTGCGCTATGCGATGGAAAGCACAGCAAATAAAGCCGGAGACAATACGGCAATGAAATATCAAAGCATTTACAGATAGGCGGTGAGGGAAAATCAGAACATATCAAGACTTTGTGGTGGTCGGTGAAGATGAACGTTCCCGCATGGGGTTTGTGTTTGACACCATCAACGATTTTAAAGGCCAGAAAAAGGCGCGGGACATGCTAGACGCAAAGCTGTACTATTGGGGCGAAAATCCCACAATCAACCGCTACGAAAAAATGGTGTACGACCTTGAGGGGAAAGCGCATCCCGATATGTACACAGCAAACCACAAGATTGCCAGCAAGTTTTTTGGATTTGTTGTAGACCAGGAAGTTTCTTACCTGCTGGGCAACGGCGTTGCGTTTAACAAGGACGCCACAAAAAAGGCGCTTGGCGCCACGTTTGATGAAGATATTATGGATGCTGCCCGCCATGCGTTGATTGGTGGGCAGTCTTTCGTATTTTGGAATCTTGACCATATTCAGGTGTTTGCGCCGGAACAGTTTGTGCCGCTATACGATGAAGAGGACGGCGCACTGAAAGCTGGAATCCGATTCTGGCAGATTGACCCGGACAAACCGCTGCGGGCAACGCTGTACGAGATGGACGGCTACACTGACTACATCAAGCCGCGCAACGGTGAAGTGCGCAGTTTAAACGGGAAACTACCTTACAAATTGAAAGTGCGGTATTCGGAAATTGACGGAACAGAAATTTATGACGGTGAGAATTATCCAGGATTTCCCATTATACCGCTGAAAAACGGTGAACTGGCACGCAGCGAACTGCGCGGCAGGAAAAACACCGTTGACGCGCTCGACCTTGCCAGCAGCAACATGGTAAACAATGTGGATGAGGGCAATCTCATCTATTGGGTGCTTACAAACTGCGGCGGCATGGACGAGGTGGACGATGCAAAGTTTGTGGAGCGACTTAAAACTACCCACGTTGCCCATGCAGATGGTGATGAGGGCGCGAAAGCCACACCGCAAAGCATTGAAGCACCGTTTCAGGGCACGCAAGCGACCATTGACATGCTGACCAAAAAGCTGTACACGGATTTTCAGGCGTTTGACGCATCTGCCGTGAGCGCGGGAAACCAGACAGCGACGGCTATTAAGGCAAGCTATGTTCCGCTTGACCTGAAAACGGACAAGTTTGAAAGCTGCGTGACGCGCTGCATCAAGGGCATTTTGGCAATTGCTGGGCTTGATGATGAACCAACTTACACGCGCAGCCAGATTATCAACAAGCAGGAAGAAGCGCAGACCGTGATGCTGGGTGCGGAGTATTACGATGATGAGTACATCACCAAAAAGCTGCTGACCATTCTCGGCGACGCAGACCAGTACGAGGATTTGATGCGCCGAAAGGCTGCGGAAGAGATTGACCGCACGATTAACAATCCGCAGCCTAACGAACCGCAGAACCAGCCGGAAGAAGGACTGAACGGCGATGGCGAGACCTGATTACGCACACAAAATGACGGACGAACAGCTTGCCGAGCTGGAACAGCGCATCGCAAAACTGTACAAAGAAGCTGCTGACGAATTGTCCGACACGGTAAAAGCTTATTTTGAGCAGTTCAAGAAGCGCGATACCGCTATGCTTGAAAAGCTGGAAAAAGGCGAAATCACCGAACAGCAATACAAGCAATGGCGGCTTGCGCAGATAGGGCGAGGCAAGCGTTTTAAGGCGCTGCGGGATAAAGTGGCAGAAAGATACACCGATGCTAATGCAACGGCTGTGGCCTATGTCAATGACGCCACGCCGGGCATTTACAGCTTGAACCGCAATTACTCTGCTTACAAAATCGAGCAGGTTTCCGACAAAGCAGATTTTACGCTGTGGGATGAGCAGACTGTGAAACGCTTAATCGCTGAACAGCCTGACTTGATGCCATATTACCCGCCAAAGCGGGCATTGCAGCGCGGCATTGATTTGAAGTACGGCAAGCAACAGATTACAGCCAGCGTGACAAGCTCCATACTGCAAGGAAAAAGCATACAGAAAATCGCCAACGATTTACAAAGCCGCATGCAGGATATGAACCGCACAAGCGCCATAAGAACGGCGAGAACGGCGGTTACAGGGGCGCAGAACGCGGGGCGGCTGGATACTTACCGCGCCGCGCAGGATATGGGTATCAAGCTCAAAAAACGCTGGCTGGCAACGCTGGACAACCGCACACGCCACGCACACGCAATGCTTGATGGGCAGACGGTCGATGTAGACAAGCCGTTTAAGGTTGACGGATACGACATAATGTTTCCCGGAAACAGTTCCGCACCGGGCTATCTTGTGTATAACTGCCGCTGCACTACTATTGCCGTACTGCCTGATGAACCAAAACCGCGTCATGAGCTGAGACGCGCATACGATGAGAAAACCGGGAAAAACATTTTGATTCCTGCAATGACGTATGCGCAATGGATTTCGTGGAAGGAAACGAAATGAAATTTCGACTCGAAGACCATAGCGCTGAAGTTTACAAAGAGCTTGAAGCGGCGTGCCAGAGGGCGCTGGAAAAATGTGGGCTTGTGGCTGAAGGGTACGCAAAAAAGCTTGTAAACAGCCCCGGTAAATTTGGAACTGGCGCATTGCGCAATAGCATCACTCATACAGTGACAAACAGTGGAGAACGCGCTGCCTATGTTGGCACAAATAGCGAATACGGCGTATACGTTGAGTGCGGCACGGGCATTTATTATCCCGGCGGAAGACAAACGCCGTGGGTGTACCAAGATGCAAAAGGCGATTGGCATTTGACGCACGGCCAAAGGGCAAAGCCTTTTATCAAGCCCGCAGTGGCAGACCATGCCGCGCAGTACACAAGAATTATCGAACAAGAGCTGAAAGGCAAATAAGCCTCTCGGCTCTTTTTATTGGGAGGAAAGCACATGAAAAAGATTATTTACATCGCAATCACGATTATGGCTGCGGCGCTGCTTTTGTGCGGCTGTTCCGAAGCCGCCAAAGCAAACTCCAATATTTCTAAACAGGCAGATTACTTTGAGAGTGAACGAAAAATCACCGTATACAACGCCAGAACAGACAAGGTCATTATGGAAGCCGAGGGGTATATGTCTATCTCCAACAATTCCAGCAACGAGCTTGTCTGCACTGTAAAGGTTGGCCCTGATACTTACAGGAAGAATTACATCTACCTGAACAGCTACACGATGTATGTTGTCGAGGACATTACAGGAACACACACAGACCCGTACCATTACAAGTTGTATTTCCACACAAATGTGCTGCCAAGCGTTGAAGTGAAACCGTAAAAGGCAAGTTTACCTAGCAACTACCGAGACTTTCTCGGCGGTTGCTATTTTATACGAAAAAACAGCAAAGAACCGCTGTTTTTATATAAAACGCGAATGTCGAAGAACTGACACCGAAGAAAAGGAGCGAAAACATTGGCTATTACTCGCAAGCTGCTTAAAGGTATGGGGCTGACCGAAGAGCAGCAGGACACCATTATTGAAGCCCACACTGACACCGTAAACGGTTTGAAAGCGGACGTTGACCGCTATAAAGCCGATGCGGAAAAGCTGCCCGCCGTCCAAAAGGAACTGGACGACATCAAGGGAAAAGGCGATGACGGCTACAAATCCAAATACGAAAGCGAACACAAAGCTTTCGAGGATTACAAAAAGGCTGTCGATGCCGAGAAAGCAACCACCGCCAAAGAAAAGGCGTTGGGCGCTTTGCTGCAAAAAATCGGTGTATCTGACAAGCGCGTCCAAAGCGTGGCGAAACTGGCAAAGGCTGACGGCTTGCTGGACAAGCTGGAACTGGATGAAGACGGCACTGTCAAGGATGCCGCCAAACTTGAAAAGAGCCTGAAAGACGGCTATGGCGAGTACATCACCACGACCAGCACGCAGGGAGCCAACACACCGAACCCGCCCGCCAACAGCGGCGGCGCAAAACTTTCGATGGCTGACATCTACAAAAAGGACGAAAAAGGCCATTATGTGCTGGACTATGAATCCCGCTTGAAGGCCATCGAGGAAAACCTTAATAACACTACCGAATGAAAGGAGCCTGAATATGGCTGCAACTAAACTTGAAACTCTGACCACCCCCCGCGATTCTCTGCCGAATGTTTATACCGGCGTGACCGCCCGCGAGGTTGATTTCGTGACCCGTTTTTCGGACAACTGGGAAGCTCTGGAGCAGATTCTGGGCGTTATGCGTCCCATCCGCAAAGCCCCCGGCACTTCTCTGATTTCCTACACCGCCAGCGTCGAACTGGAAAATGGCAATGTTGCGCCCGGCGCAGTTATCCCTTACAGCAAGGCCACCATCACGCAGAGCAAGAAGGAAGACCTGACCATCGAAAAGTATGCAAAGGCAGTCCCTGTTGAGGACGTGTCCAAGTACGGCGCTGCAATCGCTGTGCAGAAATCCGACGATGCTTTTCTCACCAAGCTGCAGAACGCCGTCATGTCAAAGTTCTACACCTTCCTCAACACCGGCTCTTTGACTGGAACTGCCGATTCTTGGCAGACCGGCCTTGCAAAGGCGCAGGGAGAAGTGCTGAACAAGTTCGCCAAGATGCAGAAGGATGTGACCGAAGTCGTGGGCTTTGCCAACATTTTGGATGCTTACGACTATCTGGGTACTGCAAACATTACCGTTCAGAACGCTTTCGGCCTTACCTACATCAAAAATTTCATGGGCTATAGCACCCTGTTTCTGCTGCCTGAGACCCAGATTGCGCGCAACAAGATTATCGCCACCCCGGTTGAGAACATCGACCTGTACTACATTGACCCCGGTGATAGCGAGTTCGCTCGTCTGGGTCTGTCCTACACCGTCAAGGGCGAAACCAATCTGATTGGTTTCCACGCACAGGGCAACTACGGTACGGCAGTCGGCGAGAGCTTTGCCCTTATGGGTATGGCTCTGTGGGCTGAGTATCTTGACGGAATTGCTGTTATTACCGTGCAGCCCGCAACGCAGGCAGCCGTGAACACTCAGAAAGAAGTTAAGTAATAGGAGGCAGCACAATGCTTGAGGAATTGATGAGGGAATGTCGAAATTACTTCTTGATTCCCGGCGGCGTCCACCCGGACACATACACCATCAAGGGCGGCGGCATTGCGCTGCCTTTTTTGCGTGCCGGACAGTATTTCCGCGTTGTTGGCAGCGTTCTGAATGACGGAGTTTACCAGTACGGCAACTGCGCGCTTAGGGATGAGACCTTTGACGGGGCTGTCTGGGCCATGGCCGTTCCTGCCGAATTTCTGCGTCTTGAAGAAGAAATCAATGCGTGGCGCAAGCAGTACGAGAACGCCGCAAACAGCCCATTCCAGAGTGAGAGCTTTGCCGGGTACAGTTACACCAAGTCGAGCACAAACGGCAATTCTGGCGGCTCTGTGACGGGCTGGCAGGGCGTGTTTGCTTCTCGGCTGAACAAATGGAGAAAGCTATGAGCCTTTTAGATGATTTTTCGCGCAGCTGCATCATCATGGACAAGCTGACAAAGCCTGACGGAGAAGGCGGCTATGCTACCGAGTGGAGAGAGGGCGCGGAGTTTGACAATTTCGTTTCGCTGGATAGCAGTTTGGAGGCCCGCCGTGCAGAAGCAGAGGGCGTGACCAGCGTATATACCGGCGTTGTGCGGAAAGATGTTCCCATTGAGTACGGCAGCGTATACAAGGACTTGACTACCGGGGCATATTTCCGGGTCACGAGCCGCCCGGAAGAAAAGCAAGCCCCTGCAAGTGCTTCCCCGATGCTGAACGGACTAAAAAGTTTTACGGCTGAACGATTGCGGGAGGGATTGCCTACATGACAAAGGGCGCTGCATTACAGCAGTTTTTCGGACGGTTTATGACCGCTTACGCAAGCAACGCCGTGCCAGATGACGCTGTACTCCCATACCTGACCTATGATGCTGTGTTTGACGCATGGGGCGGCGGGGCGGTATCGCTGACGGTCAACATGTGGTTCCATACCATGAGCGAAGCGGTGCCAAATGCAAAGGCGCTTGAGCTCTCGGACGCGCTGGGCATTGGCGGCGTGACGCTGCCGGTAGATGGCGGCTTGATTTGGTTAAAACGCGGTTCCCCGTTCTGCCAATCGCTGGCAGATGACACAGACAAAAACCTAAAACGGCGGTACATCAACGTGACCGCCGAATTTTTATGCTTAAATTGAGGTGAAAGCATGAAATTTACTCGTATTCCTGAATCTGCGTTTAAGGAACTTGTCTTGAACGCGGGCTATCTTGCAACTACGTTTGACCCGGCTGCCGGTACTGCTCCGGAAGAAAGTGCGCTGCTGGGCGCCACGACCGGCGGCATCAACTTTACGGCTGTGCCGAGCTTTACCGACTTTGGCGAGGACCTCGACAACTGCCCAAAAAACATGAAAGAGCTGAAGCAGATTGAATCTTGGGAAGTCAAGTGTAGCGGCACTTATGTTTCGGCATCGGCAGAGAATGCCAAGAGCATGCTTGGCGCTGCGGATGTTACGACTACTTCCACGGTTTCCAAAATCACGCCGCGCAACGACCTGAAGGACAGCGACTTTACCGATTTGTGGCTGCTGTGCGACTATTCGGACAAGCACGGCACTACGAATGGCGGCTTCTGCGCCATTCACATGCTGAATACGCTGTCTACCGGCGGTTTCAGTTTGCAGACCGGCGACAAGGCAAAAGGCCAGATGAGCTTTGAATACACGGCGCACTACTCCATTACCGCGCAGGACACTGTGCCGTGCGAGGTGTATATCAAGGCCGGAGAGGATGAAGCCTAATGCGAATTTTTTCTGAACTTAGCACTGACGAAGCGCTGGAAGTCGTTTTACAAATCGCGCAGCCCATCACAAATTTGATTGATGATGAAACGCTTGTGAAAGAGATGCAGAAAGCGATGCCGAAGGGCGAAACGACCCGCATTGCAATGCAGCGTTTCGGCCTTGCGAAAATCGTTAAGCTGCTGAACATTGCGTTGATGCAGCACCGCGTGGATGTGTACGCAATCCTTGCACCGTTTAACGGCCTGTCAGTGGAAGAAATCGGCAAACAGAATTTCCTTATCACCTGCAAGCAAGCTGCCGACCTGCTGAACGATAAGGGTTTTGTTGATTTTTTCAAATCGTATCTCGGTGGCGGGCAGAACAAGTAATCCCTGTACTGCTGAAAATGCCGAAACTGAGCGCAAAGGCGCTTGTGTCGGCGCTACCTTACGCTTTAAAAGCTGATTTTGAAGAACAGCTTTACAGGGTGTACATGACAGACAGTGCGTGGAGCCTTGTGGTAGCTGCGACAGGCGTAAAGGACAGGCCAGCGAGATATATTGACATTATCCACCCGCCCAAAGTGGATACGCGGACACCGGAACAGGTGCAGGCGGACTTCAAGGACTTTGCGGCGCGGCATGGGTTGAAAACAAAAGAACGGCAGGAGGTGAGCGAGTAAGTGGACGTATTTGACCTTTTTGCAAAAATCACGCTGGATTCCAGCGAATACGAGAAAGGCTTGAAAAATGCGAAAAGCAGCGCAAGCGGATTAACGGGACTGTTCGGAAAGGTTGGTTCTGCCGCTTCAACAGTTGGCAAAGGCATCTTTAACGTTGCTACGAACGTTGCGAAAGTATCTGTTGCCGCAACTACGGCAGGAGCAACAGCAATTTCGGCGTTGACAGGACTTGCAATTAACAGTTATGCAGATTACGAGCAGCTTGTAGGCGGCGTTGAAACGCTGTATAAAACCAGCGCAGATAAAGTTCAGCAGTATGCAGCCGATGCGTACAAAACGGCTGGGCTTTCGGCAAACGAGTACATGAACACGGCGACTACATTTGCAGCCGCGCTTGTGTCTAGTCTGGGCGGCGATACGGAACAGGCGGCAGAGCTTGCCAATACTGCCATTTCAGATATGTCTGACAACGCGAACAAGATGGGCACTAACATCTCGTCCATCCAAGACGCATACAACGGCTTTGCTAAGCAGAACTACACGATGTTAGACAACTTAAAGCTAGGCTATGGCGGCACAAAAACCGAGATGGAGCGCCTGATTGATGATGCCAACAAGCTCAACGCTGCCCAGGGAAAAGCCACCAATTACACCATTGACAGCTATGCGGACGTTGTAAGCGCGATTCATGATGTTCAAAACGCAATGGGCATTACTGGTACGACCTCCAAAGAAGCGTCAACAACGATTCAGGGGAGTGTAAATGCTACAAAATCCGCATGGTCAAACCTTGTAACTGGAATTGCCGATGATAATGCCAATTTTGGGCAACTTATCAGCAACTTTGTGGATAGCGCAACTACAGCGGCAAGTAACATCATCCCCCGCATAGAAGTCGCCCTGAACGGCGCTGCTAAGCTGATAGAGAGCCTTGTCCCTCCCATCATGGCAGAGCTGCCGAGCTTGATTGAAACCGTTCTGCCGCAGCTGGCGCAGTCTGCCGTAAACATTGTGCAGACGCTTGTTACGGGAATCAGCGCAAACGCGGAGCAACTTATTGATTCGGCAATTCAGATTATAACTGTGCTGGGAAACGGCATCTATCAGATGCTACCAACCGTTGCACAATCTGCCTTGCAAATCGTCTTGACGCTTGTTTCAAAGCTGAATGAGAACTTGCCGCAGATGCTTGATACTGCCGGACAAATGCTGATTGCGTTTGTAGAAGGCGTTTCGGAACACTTGCCGGACATTATGCTTGCCGCTGCATCTATCGTGGAAACCCTGCTGACCTACTTTATAGAGCATTTGCCGGACATTGTAGAAGGCGCAATGCAGATGGGCAACGCGGTCATTGATGGCATTATTGATGGCATTTCGGCAGCTTGGAACGGCCTTGTCAGCTGGTTCAATGGTTTGTGGGACAGCCTGTTCGAGAACCGCTCTGTTAATGTAGATGTCAACAGTAGTGGCACAACCGGTGGTCGTGCAGGCGGCCTTGATTTCGTTCCGTATAACAATTATGTTGCCAACCTGCATCGCGGTGAGATGGTGCTGACTGCCGATGAAGCGGATGCTTACCGGCGCGGCAATAGCGGCGGGGGCAGCTTTACAGTTAATCAGACAATTTACGCGGCAAAGCAGACGCCGGTTGAACTGGCAGCAAGCACAGCGGCGTATTTCCAGCGGGCGAGGTGGGCGTTATGAGTTTTTTAAGCAAAACTTTTAAATACGTCAACTCGCTGGGTCAGTCTATCGTGTTTGACTACGCGCATGGTTATCTTATCAGCAAGCCGGATGGCATTGATACAATTTCGGTCACTGCCAACACGGCGCAGGGCATCGGTCAGGTAGGCGCTACTGTACAATCTAAGGCCATTCAGACGCGGCCTATTACCATCAATGGAAAAGTTATCGGCGACAATGCACAAGCGTTGAAAGACGCGCTTATGACCGTTGTACGGCCTGACCTGACCGGGGTGTTATATGCCGGAGACTGGCACATAGACGTTATTGTAACGGCATCGCCTACCATTCGCCCATCAAAACGCGGTGCGCCGTTTCAGCTTGGCCTGCTTGCCCCCTACCCGTATTGGGAAAGCGGCGAACGAAAGGCAATGCAGCTGCGCGGCGTGCAAGAAGGTTTTAAATTCCCATGGAATATCAGCAAAACGTATTATTTCGGCAAAGTTATTGTGCTGAAATACATTGTTTTGCAGAATTTTGGTCAGTTTGATGTGCCGTTTAGGTTGGAAATCAATTGCATTGGCGAGACAGCGAGCAACATTGGAATTGAAAATATGCTGACCGGCGAGACGCTTCGTTTTGAAAAAACGTTGGTGGAAGATGAGCGCGTCGTTATACAGACCAGCCACGGAAGGACAACAGTGACTAGTTCTAAGGACGGCGACTGCCGGGGCGCACTTACGCTTGAAAGCACACTGTACAGAATTCACACTGGCGATAATGCGTGGAAACCCACTGCGGACAGCGGGCTTGAAAACGTTGAAATGAGCGTTTCGTTTTCGGAAGAAAGTGCGGGTGTAACGGTAATATGAGATTAGAGCTGTTCTCCCATGACCTTAGCAACCGACACGAAATTACCCACGCTATCAGCAGCGAGTTTTCGGACTATTATAACGATGTAGGAAAATTCACGTTGGTTCTACCGATGGACGATTACAGTATCTCTATTGTAGAACTGGACGCAGTTTTGTACATCGTAGAGCGTAGATTAGCTTACGAAGTAGCAGAGGTACAGTTTGACAGCGACAACGGAGGAATCACGCTGAACGGTTACAGCTTGAACAACCGACTGAATCGGCGCATAGTGGCAGCATCGGCCAGCGTTGTGAACGTGGAGACTGACGTTTACAACGTTGTACGCAACAACCTGCGTGGGCTGCCGGTGCTGCTGGCTGCTGGTAAGGGCCTTCCTGAAACCGTGCCCGCGACAGAGGTGTACGGCGATGAACTTTTAAAAAAGATAATTCCCGTTTTGACGGACGCTGGCCTTGGTAACCGTATTGTTTTTGACTATCGGGCCAAGACCCAGACGTTTGAGGTGTACAAAGGTATTGACCGCACAGAGGGGCTGACCGCAGTTTTGTTTGTTCAAGAACGCGGCACAGCGCCCGGACTTGTAGTTGACAAGGACATTTCTGAATACAAAAACGTGTGCTACTGCGAAGCCGAATATAAGGACGGCACAAGCTTTGTTGTAAAGGCTGGCACGGCCAGCGACAACGAGCGACGGGAATTATGGGCAAGTTTCAGCGGCGACAGCCAGCAAGATGATGAAAGTAACGCGGATTTTGAAAGCCGCGTAAAGCAGTACGCCGCTTTACAGTTGGGCGGTCACCTGAACCGCAACGGCTTTTCGATTGACGCGAACGGTGACGAGCTTGGCACGGCATACAATGTTGGCGATTTGGTTTGGTGCGTTTCTTTACGACTGGGTGTAAAGTACAAGGCAAGAATCACGGCGGCAAAGTATTCACAGGATGCAAACGGATCAAGCGTCAAGCTGGTTATTGGTGACCCGATTTTAACAGTTTTGAGGTGATAAAGTGGCAGAAATCAAAAATTTCCCGAATAACGTGGATGAATACATCGGAGCCGAAAACGTTATGAAATGGCTGCATGGGCGTTCCAGCGGCGTTTTTGGCGCAGATGGCAATTTAAGTGTTACCGCAAACGGTGATATGACGGTAAGCGTTTCAGATGGCGTGGGCTGGCTGGCGAACGACAAAGCGGACGGCACAGTTTTTTGGAATGATACAAAAGAACAGACTGGAAGCGAGTTGCAGCTGATAATCCCGCTGCCAGATGCCATCCTGCCACGTGTCGACAGGATTGTTGTTAGCTGGGACACAGTGGATTATGCGGAAAAGCCGCGTATTGAAGTGCTAAAAGGAACGCCGAATAAGGCACCTACCGCCCCGGAACTCACAAACAACACTTTAAAACGGCAAATTTCTCTTGCGCGTATTAACGTTGCAGCGGCGGTAAGCAGCATTTCTGCGGATAGCATCACGGACGAACGGCTTGACCCCGATGCGTGTGGGCTTGTTACGGACTGGGTTAGCGTTGATACTACCACCATTCAGGCGCAGTTTTCCGCATTGCTGGAAAAGGTAAAGACCGAGCTGGCGCAACTTCACGGTGGCACAGCAATAATGACAAAGGCGCAGTATGACCCGGCTGGTGGCGGGTTAAATATCTGCGTGCAGGAATATGAGTGCAGCAAGAGCGGCAGCGTGTATGCGCTGACTGGCGAGGGCGCGGTAGGGCGGTTTAAGGTCCCGGCGGCATGGAGTGCGGGCGATACATGGACGGTAAACGGCAAGGCCGTACCGGCGTACTGCGGCGCGGATGCGGCGGACGGCGACTGTGTGGCTGCCGGGCGCTGGATCACGTTTGTATATGACGGCACGCGGCTGGATTTTAACGGCGGCGGTGGATTAAGCGCTGGAAAGCTGGCACAGGCCACCGCCACGGAAGCGGATGTGCTGGCGAACTCTACGTTTTACGCGAAGGACAAAACGCTGCGCACCGGTAATGTGCCGCGGCGCGGGGACTGGGGCGCGACGATTGCACCGGGTGAGTCGGTGACGGTGCCGGACGGAAAGCACGACGGTGGCGGTAGAGTGAGCGCAAAGGCGCTGAAAACGGTGACAATCACCATGGGCACAGGCGGGAGTCCCTGGAGCTACACTTTTACGGGCGGCACGCTGGTCGGCATCAGCGACATCGCGCGAAGTGGGGATAGCCCGGAGATCGGGCTCCTGCACATCAGCGGGAACACCATCACTATGGAATGGAGCGGAAACGGCATCGTGAATCGCCAGATCACGCTGATTTATTACTGATTTTGGGGAGGTGCATAATGGTACATACTTTGAGACTTGACAACTACTACCCCACCCCGCGGAAGCTGGTGCTGGGGACTAATTCCAGCTTTGGCACGGAGAGTATCAAGATTGAGCGCGGGGCCGGGTGGGACGGGCTGAATCTCACCGCAACGTGGCACATCCCCGGGCGGGAAGAGCCGCTGCGCGTGGCCCTGCTGGATGGGGATGCCCTGGACGTTCCGCCCGAGGTGACGAAGGAGGCCAAGGATGGCGTGCTTGTACTGGCCGGGCTGGCCTCCGGCGTGCAGCGGGCGAGTTGTAACGTGGAGTATCTTATCCTTGAGCAAGCGGGCGTATACGGCGGCGCGGATGCAGAGCCGACGCCCGAGCTGGCGGCGCAGGTGCTGGAAGCTGCCTTGCAGGCCAAGGCGGACGCAAAGGCAGCAGCGGAGGATGCGGCGGCTGCTAAAGCCAACGCGGACAAGGCCCAGGCCGATGCCGAAAAGGCGCAGCAGGCGGCGGAAAATGCTGCGGCAGATGCTGCCAAGGCCGGGCCGTATGCAGAGGCCGCGCGGGCTGCCCAAGAAGCGGCAGAGTCGGCCCGGGATGAAGCGATTGCCGCGCAGCAGGCGGCGGAAAATGCGGCTGCTGCCGCGGCGGCCAGTAAGAGCGCAGCGTATACGCTGGCGGCGGAGGCTGCGCTCTTAC